ATAATTATCTACTAAACAGAGGACATACCAAACAATTATCAGATTATTCGAGGATTGTACGAAAAGAAAGAACTGCCACTCCTGCAAAAAGATTATTAATTATATTTGATCAATATGAAGTGCCATCAGGAAACAAAGGTGATTTATTTTCAGTAAATTCATTTACCTCTGATAGGTATTCAAGAGATATACCATACATAACTGGCGATAGAGCAACTGATATTTTAGATTTAAGACCAAGAGTTAAACCTTTTACTGCAACTAATGCATCACCCTTTGCATTTTCTAGTCGTGAATTTGAAGAATCAAATCCCTTCGTAATTACACCTAACGAAAGTTCTATCATTGGATATGGTTTCTATCTTCCTCGTATTGATAAACTTGTTATTAATGAATATGAACAGGTAAAATTAATCAAGGGAGTATCATCTGAAAATCCTGCCCCTCCTACAGAAGTTGGTAATGCAATGGAAGTTGCTCAGATTACATTACCTCCATATTTGTATGATGTTGTCAAAGAACCTAGAATACGGATGTTTGATAATCGTCGTTTTACGATGAGAGATATTGGTGCATTAGAAAAGAGAATATCGAATTTAGAGGAATTTACTTCATTAACTGCATTAGAATTAGACACTAAAACTCTTGAAGTTAAAGATGCTGATGGACTCAACAGATTCAAGACAGGTTTTGTAGTTAATAACTTTAAAAATAGAAGTTTCATTGATTTCAGTCGTGATGGAGGTTCAAGATGTGATGTTAATGTTGAAACCAGAGAATTAATAAGTGCAGTTGATTTCTGGTCTATGAGAGCAGAACTTGCGTTAAATCCAGATATTGATCTTGCAGCTGCAGATTTAAATTCTAATTTACAATTACTTGATACAAACTGTAAAAAAACAGGTGATTTAATAACTCTCGACTATACTGAAATTGATTGGATTAATCAACCACAAGCAACTAGAGTAGAAAATGTAAACCCATTCAATGTCATCACATTTGCAGGTGGTATACTTTTAGATCCACCAAATGACAATTGGTCAAGAACCATTTATGTGGATAACTTTAGAATTGAATCAACAGGTAATACTTGGGCTGAACAAGCAAATGTTGTTTCAACTACTGTAGCAAGTGAAGATATACAAATAAATGAGAAACATTATGACAGGTACCCTCAAATACAAATAGATACCGTTAAAACCGTTACTCAGAAACTTCTTGTCGAAACACAATTCACTAATACTTTGGTAGGTGAAGCAGAAGAAAAAGATTATGTAGAAAGTACTAAAACTG